CGCTCCGTCTCGTTGGACTTACGCGCCTCTTCGTTGGTCTGACGCTCCGTTTCGGCAGTGGCCCTCGCGGATTCCTGACTGACGCGGGTGTTCTCCGCACTGACGCGCTTGTTCTCGGCTGTCACCCTTGACGATTCGGCTGTCACCCTTGACGATTCGGCCTTAACCCTCGCATCCTCCGCGGTGACGCGCTTGCTCTCCGCATCCGTCACAGCCTCGTTGGTGGCTTTCAGCACCGCTATCATGTCGTTGGCAGGTTTCTGCAACTCGGCAATCTGCTCTTCGGTCAAATCGTCATACGTCAGCCTTGGGATGGTGTAGTTGATGTCGTACTTGGGATTCCCGTCATCGTCCGTACCCGCATAGCTAAGCGACACACCCCCATCATTGATGTTCTTGCCCAAAGAGACCGTACCGATGAAGAGCTGCGGTGTCTTGCCCGTCAGACCGATGGCACCCGACATATCCACCACGAACACCCACTTGCCTGACTTGCGGATGTACAGCCGCGCGTCCTCGGGGTTCTCCACATCGCCCGTGTTCACCATGGCGAAGAGTCCGTCGTTGTAGGGGGTCTTGTCAGCCTCCAGCTCGGCCACGGAGGAATACTGCGCGTCAATGGTCAGACCGCCAGCCCTGACGAGCTTGTACGTCTTGTCGAAGGTCTGTGTCGCGTGGTTCCACTCGTAGATGTAGTTGTCCTCGCCCACGTAGGTGGGATGCTGGGCCACCTCGTTGGCATAGTCTGTCGCGTCGTCCATGCTCTGTTTGAGGATGGTGAACGTGTTCGCCCGGTTCGTCTCCGCGTTGTTCCTGATGGCCTCGTTGGTGGCATACTTCTCGTCCGCAGCCTGCAACACGGCTATCATGTCGTTGGCAGGTTTTTGCAGTTCCTCTATCTGCTCCTTGGTGAAGTCTTCATAGGTGAACGCATCGCCCTTGTCTCCCTTGTCTCCCTTGTTACCCTGAATACCCTGCGGCCCTCGCAGGGAAGAGGCAAGAAAGCTGCCGTTCTCCCCGTCGAGAGCGTAGGGAATACGCTCGTTGCCCGTCACCGATGATTTGACTGGCAATTCACTGATTTTTTTGCTGTTCCCTTCTATTGATGCCATATATCTTAATTTTTAAAATGTTACGTTTTCTTGCCCCTTCTCGTAGCAGTCAGTGCCTGCGGTCCATTGGTCGGCTGTGCGTGTCGTCTGCGAGAAAAGTCCGAACACCGTAAACGAGCCGTGCGGGGTCTGACCGTTGGCCGTAGTGCTCAACGTCCATCCGGCATCGAAGGTCTTGCTCCATTTGTAGCCCGTTACGTAATTGTTCTCTTTCACCTCCGTCATATCACTCTTTGACAGCGAATATTCGTCTGTCAGCCACTCCGTCACACCCGTAAGGTTCTGACCTTGGATAGTCCCTTTCAAGCGAAAATATATGCTTGAAATAAGGCAGTCGCGGTCTGCCGTTATCTCCACTTTGATTTTGGTATAGGAGATAGACAGCTTGGATGTATTGACCGTCGGGGTGCCGTGTGTGGTCGTTATCGTCACCGTCACATCATCAAACGCTTTTGTGACTACCAAAGAATAACTCTTGGTGGCCTTACCCGATTCATACTCCAGCGACAATCCGTTACCCGATATTGAGTCCGAGCCTGATGCTTTCTGCGGTGAGAGGAACATACCTACCTGAATGACCGAGCCAGCACTTAACGAATAGAACGGAGTGTTCTTCATAAGCACGGACATTCCGTAGCCGTACCAGCCTTTGGTGATAAGGTCTTGCACAGAGAACTCGCACGAGAGGCAATACCACTTATTAGTGGTCGCGTAATACATCACCAGAGTAGGATAGTATTTCAGCTCCGCGGTGGTGAACAAGTCCTTCGGCCCCAGCACTCCCGTAGCAGGATTCGTCCACGTGAACACGCAACTGAACTCGTAATTGTTCGTGCTCGAGCCATTGGTGCGCATCTTCTCATCGAACACCCACTTGAACACGAAATCCGCATTGGCATTATAGCCAGCGAAATCACGCATACGGAATTTCTTCGCCGGACGGGTGTACGACCACGCATTACCATTGAATATCGCGCTGTAAGCGATGGAAGGTATGCTCACCCCGTATCTCACCTGCTCCCGTTCCGTATCTGTCAGAGGCCCATCCTTTTCGTCCTGCTTGACGGGCTTGTACTTGGCCATTATCTTTATACCGTTATGTTTACACAGCGCACTCAGCTTGGTCTCGGTGGTTCCGAGGGCAGTGCGGATGTCCGCGGTGCTCACTGGGGCTGTAATTATCCCCGTTGTCTTATCGTAACTCATTGCTGTCCTCCTTTCTTGATATATTCCAATTCCTCGCTCAACCGCTTGTTCTCTTCGGTGAGCCGCTGTAAACTCTTGGCCAATTCCATCATCTGCTCATGCACCGATTGTATGGCGCGAGCGTTGCTGATGCCCATCGCCACACCCAGTGCCCCGTAGTTCAGCCGCAGGAAGTCCTCGTCACCCGACACAAATTCAGGAGCGTATTCCTGCCAATACTGCGCACTCGTACCGATATGCTCGCGGCCATCATCCCTCTCGCCCTTCCACTTGAAGTTGAACAAAGGCGCGGCTGCGATGAATGGCAGAGGCAGGCTGCAATCATGCTGGACGTCCTTGTAGCGAATATCCGAACCTGCGGTCACTTCACCGCTGGTGGTGATATTGCCGCTGGCGGAGATAGTGGTGACACTCGATAATGCACCCGATACATCTTGAGTGCCATTGAAAGACTGACCCCAAAACGTGTGGGAGTTTGTTAGCTGACCCGCGGTTGTTGCCGAATCCGCTGTTCCCGCGCTCTTGGCTTTCCCATCGGAGGCCAGCGCACCTACCATAGCGGCAGTGACTTTCACCTCGCTACTGCCATCATACGACTTGGCACTATCCCCATCGAATTTCAAACTATACGGGTTCTTCAAAGATGTATACGTGGTGTCAGTCCAACCCACATGCACGTAGGCTTTATTGTTACTATCCAGCTTAACCGCATAGTCCTTGTTTGATTCCGAAAATCCTATCTTAATACCACCAAGTGTAGAAGCGGACGCGGTAGAAAGGGTGTACACCGTGTCAGTCCAAGGCACTTTTACAAAGGCCTTATTGCTACTGCTATCCAGCTCCACCGCATACTTCCTATCTGTGGCGGACGTGGTATACCCAATCTTGATACATCCCAGCGCACCGCTCGTGGCCGCGGTAGGTGTATACTCGTCAATGGTAAGGTTGATAACCCCCTTATCATTCGGAGTGACGACTTGACCATTGTTCACGCTAACGCCCACACCCATATTCGTCTCGATATTCTCCACCTTGGTAGACAGCGTATTCAGGCTGTTATGCAATTCAATGGCAAGCGCAGCACCCAGCGCATAAGTGGTGGAATCATAGTCCTGCGTCCACGATGTAAGCAGGTTGAAGGACACATTCCCGCCGCCATCATCATCCGAGTCACCGCCCCCGGCAATCACCTCGCCATGCGTGTAGAAGTTGATGGCCTGCTCGTTCCCGTCCTTATCCTTACCCACCACATACAGCGCGTTTCTCTCGCTATCCCATTTCAGATAGCCGTCACCAACCCTGATGCCGTCCACACCCTGAAAGCTGGTGTCACCGAAGGGCAGCTGCGGGTAGATGGTATCGTCCGTCACGTTGAAGGCGGCAAGCAACTTGCCCACCTGCGTGGGGCCTACGAAGAACGAGAGCGGGTCGGCATGGACGTTGCCACTTGCATCCCACCAAAGGTTGCCGTTGGCGCGGTAGCCCGTACCGTCCATCCTATCCAACGAGGCCGCGACACGCTTTCCTTCGGGCACGTTGAACGTACCCTTATCATAATCGTAGTAATCGAACTTGTCAATCATGTCACCCCCAGCCCAAAACGCGATGCCGTTGCCTATCTTGGTGGTGTCATAAGCACCCGACAAGCCAGCCCACGAGGTCTGCGTGGAGAAGTCCGTGTTGTCGTAACCCAAGCTTATCAATGTAGACAAGACCAAGCCTCCCGTGAAGGTGGTGCTCTCGGCCAAAGCCTTCTTGATATAGTCCAGCTTGGTGATGTCAACACCCAGCTCCGTAATCTTGTCGTTCAGGGCCACGGTGATAGCGTTCACAGCCGCATTGAGTTTGTTCTTGAACGTGCCGAACTTGTCGTTGAAATTGGTATACTTCTGCGACACATTCGAGCGGTCGTCGTCGTCCACCAAACCTTTCTCCACTACCTTGTTAATCTCATCCACAAGCTCATTCTTGGCCGTTGAGAAATTAGTGTACGCGGTCTCCAAGGCTTTCTTCTCTTCACTGCCAAGGAACTGGTTGCCCTTAATCTCTTCATACGAGTTTTGGGCATCCTGAAAGCTCGTCTCGATGGTTTTGAGATAGCCTATGATGGTCTGCGCCTCACTCCTATCCACGATGCCGTCAGCAAAGGCCGAATCGGTGAAGTTCTTCAATCCGCTGACGGTGGTATTGGTGGTAGACAGCGATGCGTTGATGGTCTTTACATTCTCGTCCAAGGCATCCTGCACCTCCTGCGCCTTCTCGTCCGATATGCCGTTCACGTAGTTCTCCAACGTCTTGTCGCCTACCGTGCTGGTGGCCTCTATCTTGGCCTTTACAGTCACCTTCCCGTCCTGAAACCTGACGTAGGTCTCATCGGTCTCATCCACGCTCCCGTCCTCATTGTACTTCGGCCTCGTACCCACATAGAACTTGCCGAACACCTTCAGGAAAGCCTGCTCGTCATCATCCACACCTATATCCACCATGTTCCTTTCGTTCAGGGAGAATGAGGTGATGCCCGAATAGAGGCAAATCTGCGGGGCGAAATCGTCCACGCTCGTCATTACGATAGCGTTCTGTCTTTCCTTGTTACCGTCTATGCGGTTGCCCAGCTGCGCGATAACATCGCCCTTGCAGGGGTCCACGCTCCCTGTGTCGCAGTCGGACATGGATAAGTCCACCCAATGATACCCAAGGTCGGCCAAAGTGACCACATTCGTGCTCTTGTTCACACAAAGCCGCCAATAGTAGTGGTTCGTGACCTGATTGTACTCACCGGGCTTGGTGATGTTGAAGTCCTTGGATATGATTTGGTCGCCCGCCTCGAATCGGTTCTCAACCTCCTGCCCGTCCTGCTCGGCAAGGAAGAAACACCGCCACACACCTTCGGGAATGGGTTCCAGCTCTTCCAACTGCTCGAGGATGATGTCTCCCCAGCCTTCCGTTTTCAGAAGACCCCTATCCTCCAAAAGCATCTTGGCAAGGATGGTCTCTTCCCCGTGCTTGACCGCGTAGCTCAACTTCGCGCTGCCGCCTGCGGTAAGTATCATCTTTCCGCCCAAGGAGGCTACGTTCACAACCTCCAGGCTCTCGAAGAAGGCCTTGTACCTGACGTAGAGGTTGTCGGTCTCAATGGTGGTCTTGTTGTTGGACGTATCGATGCCCCAATAGCCGCCTGACGTGCCGCTCTCGAACTGGCCTACCTCCAAGCCCTTGTTGAATACAATCTTTTCAGCGGCAGTATCTGCAACATCCTTCCTTAAATAACGTTGGTCGGTTATGGTTGTATCCGTACCGCTCATTAAAGTACTTTTGCTCGCCCCCGACTTTGTAATATCATTGGAGATAATGCTTTCAACACGGTCTGCCACATTCTTCACGAAACTCTCTCCAACTGATACCGTATCGGAAAGTTCTACGGCAATCTCAGGGAGTGGTTCGGATTCCTTACAGGTGTAAGTAAACGATGTCACATACAACTCCGCCGTCTTCCCGGCATATTCAACCTGTAACTTGGAGTACTCGTTAAGTTCAGCGAGCACATTCTTATGATGCTGGAAGAAAATGCGCGACAACTCGACGGAGAACGTATATTGTTCCTCGTTATTGTCAGCCATGAATCTAATAGCCTCTTCCATGCCGCGCCGCTCGGCCGCAAGAATATATGCGGTTGGCAGATTTATATTGATGATATTGAACGTATCGCCAATCTGCGGCTTGTAGTTGTTTGTGGCGTTCGGCATGATGACACCGAATGTATTCACATCCTTCTGTACCGCAATCCAAACGCTGTTCTGTGTGGTGTCCTGCTGAAATGACTGGAAGGAGTTCTCCTTCACCTTGTCTGCGTAGGTACCGTCCACAATGTCCCCGTCAGCTTCCTTAACCTGAACAGGGTTCTTGTAGTAGTACGTGCCGTCGCTACTTGTTTCCTCAATTCCTCCAACTTCAAACTTACATCCATTACAGTTACCGCTTGTAATCTGAAGCGTCATTTTATCGGTCTGAGAAGCGGCGTCAAAAAGACTGAATCCGTAATCCCCGTCGAAGATATGCAGCTTGATGTAGAAGTACGAGTGCTTGTAGTTGGCGGAATCCGTCTCGTCATCCGAATCAGCTACGAGCGAATCGTCGTCATCGTCATCATAAGCAATGTCTGCAATCTCACCGAACAACTGACCTTTTGAGTTGGTGATGCCGTCAATGGTTGGCATGATGTCCTCATCCTCGAAGATATGCTCGCACGGATGTTCTTTCACGAACTCGTTCACAAACTCGTAATACTTTCCGGTGTCAGGGTCAGTATATGTATCATTCTTTGCATTATAGAAACGCTCCGCGCCGGCCGTCTCGCGGTAGATTGGCGGCATCAGGTATTCTTGGAACGGCAAGCGTGATACAATGGTAAAGTGTACGGATTCACCTATCGGAAGAGTTCCGTACAGGCCGTATCCGGACAATGCGTCTTTCTCCGTCTCACCGGCTACATAACGAGTTTCGTAATGCTGCTCAAAGGTAGCGTCCACACTGTTCAGGGTGAAGTAAATGTCATCGTCATAGACGGTCTCCACGCCATCCTGCCCAGTCTCCACATATTTGTATGCCGGAGATACGGTATAAACGTACAGCATATATACGCCAGCGGCAAGTCGGCCTAAATACAGCTTGTTGTCGGAATTTAGCGTAGGTTTCGACACTACATCACCGTCGTAGTTGTAAAGCTCAAAGTAGTACTTATCCTTCCATGCCACATTGTAGTCTTGGAATATCAGCATATTGGCGTCCTGCTCGTCTCCACTAACCAGCCCTCTGAAATGAGCGCTTATTTTGTTGATGGTATAGTCGCAGTCCTCGCTGATGATAAGGCCGATGCGCAACAGCATTACACTGCCGGCGTGGCTGAACCAAACCTCTTCTCCGAGAGTGAGTTTAGTGTCGTCCTTAAAGTAACCTCCTACCCACAGACGGCTTTCGTCAATGCTGGCGTTACCGACAAGCACTTCCTTGGCGGTCACGTCGACTCCTTCCGTCAGTGAGTTGACGAGCGTCTTGGCGTTCAGGATGGATACCTTGTCGTTGGAAAGTTCGATATTTCCGTATTCCGAATCGTTTGGATAGTAATACGGTATATTGTCAGACGAGCCTTTGAAGGTTATTCTGTTGATTACCTTCGCGTCCGCGTTTGTCTTCGTTACACCGAGCAGCGCGTCGCCGCCCTTATATCTGAACACATGGCTGACAACCGCCGACTTCGAGCCGAAGATAACCTTTTTCCCGTAGAAGCGGAACAGCACCTCGCTCTCCGAGTAAGCCTCCTGAATAGCCTGCCAAATGGTATAGTCCTCGAACGACATCTCGAATGATTCGTCGTAGTCGAAGTCCGTATCATTATCCAACATGGCACAGAAACCATCGCCGGCCGGAGTGTTATCCGTGGTCAGGTCAGTCTTCTTGTTCAGGATGGAATCGCCGATACCGGCGTAGAGAAACGACGTATTCAGTCGGTCCACAAACTCCCTGATGTTACCGTAGAAGCTGAACGTGGTGGAGTTGGTGCAAGGCTTGTTTACGGTCAGCGACCAGTCCTTGACCACATCGTAGAAATACACGTCATTGAAAATCTCGATGGGAGAGCGGAAGGCGACTTCGTACTTGAAACGCCCGTCGTCGGTCGATATGCCGGATGTAGGGGCCTCGCGAAGGAAGAATTGAGAACCGAACAGTGTCACATATAAGGTCATGTCAGTCTTCCACTCGTCAAGAATGTCGTTGACCGAGTAGACGTTAGCCGTGATGTACGGGAACCCCATACGCGACGCGGAGTAAGTGTATTCCTCAATGCGCAAGCCGAGGAAGGACGGGTCTTTCTCGGTCCCGTCCACGTACTGCCTGATGTTCAAAATTTCTCTTTCCATGTTACAAAGTTACTATTTTATTCTGTAACGACAACATTTTCCTCGACTTTTTTTGCATTTTCCAATGCAAGTTCTTTCGCTTCCTCTTCTTTTTCCTTCTTAATACGCATCAACTCGTCCGGGTTGGAGAGCGTATTCTTCTCGACCGCGGTCTGAAGGGAGATGATTCCTGCCCCGTAAGCGGTGGATACCATTTGGTTGTGTCCTTCCTCCGACTTGGGCTTCCAAATGGAAAGTTCGCTGGTGATTCTGAGCATGGCGAAATCCGTGATGGCGTGCTCGAATCCCGCCTCATGGTTGCTGACGAACTCGATGGCAAGGCCTTCCTTGAACAGACGCATCATCTTGTTGCTGGCGTTCTGCCATTCGGTGACGCCGTGCTCAGCGGTGGCCATATCCAGTTCGGTGGTCAGCTCCACGGCAAGGCCGCTGACGTCGCCGCTAAGGTTGATGTCCTTCGGAAGGATAAACGTGGTTCCTGTAGCCTTCTGAATGGCGTGCTCGATGGAATCCAACACGTCAATCATGTGCTGCGGGTCGTCCGGATTCAGGAACTTGGCATCCGCGTTCGGGTCCATAGAGGTGTCGTTCAACACCACATTACCGGCGATACGCTTCGCCTTTTCAGAGAACTTTCCCTTTACGTACAGAACGCCCCAGCCGTGTTTCTTTTGGTTGACGAGGAAGGTGTTGTACATGACCTCGTAGGCCTCGATACCCAACTGGCCTTCGTTCCAAGCCACGTCTCCACGGTGTGTGATAAGCGGGTTTTCCGAGAACCCGTGAGGCGTTCTCTCCGTTACCGACCAAGTGCTGTGTAAACCTCCGCCGGGGATGACGGACACCGTATTCTGCAAGCGGGTGAAATACTCGTCGTCGTAGCAGTCGATGTATTCGATGCCGTCGGACTCGTAGTACAGGCACTCGAGAATATGCTTCCCGTTTTGGTTCTTGTGGGTAATGATGGTGTATCCGTCATCGAAGCAGATGTTACGCGCGTTCACACGCTTGTTCTCATCCATATAGAACAGCAGCGCGGCGTCGCCCCATGTCTTTTGGTTACGGACGAACTCCGACTTCTTCCCGTCCATGTTGCGCGATTTCCATTCCTCCTTGATACGGACGAACTGCTTCTTCTGCGTTTCCGTAGGGTCGGTATTCAGGAGCGAGTGCAGCATGGGGTTTACCGTCAGGTGGCGTGCCTGCTTTTCCATGATGATTTTTTGGAACGGAATGGCCACACGGTACTGTTCCATCTCGATGACACCGTGTTTCTTGTTCTTGATGGTCACGCACGGAATGTTCTCGTCGGTCAGGCACTTGTGGGAGTTCACGTCAAATTCCTCGCCGAACTGTTCCTGAGCGATGGCGATACGTTTCATCTTTGGCAAACGGGCCACTACATTGCCGGCCACATCGACCTCCAACTTCGTGCGGTTATACACGGCTCTCGTTCCTCTTGTGAACGGTTTTTTCAATAGCAGCAGCTCCGGCTGTGCTATCAGACTGTCTATCTGTTCTCTTTCGGTTATCATATATCTTGTCTTTTAGGTTTCTCAATCAGGTTGAACTTCTTCATGGCGTACTCCTTGTTCATTTGGAAGCACTCACGTTGTGTGTACTTGCAAATCATGTCATACGACGGCGGAAGGATGAGCACGTTGCGTTTGCTGTCCTCGGAGGCACCGAACTTGTCATTCAGCTTCACGCGCAGGTCAGCGATAATCTTCAGCCCTTTGTCAAGGTCGATGGAGCCTTCCTCGAGAGCTTTCTCGGTACGTTCGATAAGTTCCACCATAGCCGCCTTGTTTTCCTCGAAGGTGATGTCCTTGTCGCCCTCCGTGGTGTTTGACTGCGCACCGAGAGCCGCAAGGATGTCCTCGTCAGACGGGCCTGTCGGAACAGGCTCCGCGTTATAGCCAATCTCGTCAGCGGCGACGGATTCGAGGAACACGGCCAGCTCGGAAGCATCGTAATCCTCCACGTCCGACTCATCCTCCGGGGAACCGAAACAGACGGAATACGCCACGAACTCCGTACCCAGTGTATGTTTGAGTATGGCATACGCCACGTCGCGGATGCGGGCCTCGTAGCCCTTCTCCTTGGCGGCGTCCATCATTATCTTCAATAAGTCCTTTCCATTCTTCTTCATATATTCCAGTATTTAGAACCACGAACTGTCGTCATAAATGTCGAAGTCCGCTTCGTTGTCGTCATCCTCTTCCTGAGCCTTCGTGCCGAACCACAGTTCCTCGCCGTAGTCGGCCATCAGGCATGGATAGAAAAGCATCGCGCACGGGTCAAGAAGGTCCATTGAGCGCGACTTGCCCAGTTTGGCGTTCATCTCCTTCTTTGAGAACAGCCGCTTCTTCCCGTTCGGCGCCTCATAGAACTGTACCACATTACATTCCTCCACGAACTCGTCCAGTACGGTGATGTCCGTTTTCAGCTTGACGTGTTCGTAGGTCAGTTTGGCCACATCAGCGCTCATGGAGATACGCCCTTCGTTCACGGCCCTTACAAGACGCATGTAAAGCTCGTCCTTCAGGAGCTGGAAGTCACGGCGGTACTTTCCACGCGGAGCGTAGGTGGATATGACCGCCACGGCGTCAGGCATATAGTCGAGCATGTACGGCGCTCTGTTACCGTCGTATAGGATATGGCTGTCAGGCACATTGTGCTTGATGGCGAATCTCTTGATGTACTCGGCGTTTTCCTTCGGCGTCGTTTTCGAGCGGATGAATATGTCGTCGATGTGCAGTCCGTTGGTATGCAGCATCAGCAAGTTGTCGGTGCCGATGTCGGCAAGGTCGGCCACTATCCATCCCACCCCATTCTGCTGCGGGTCGTTGTCGGCCACCTTTCTTGCGTTGGCGGACTTGATGGGTGTGTCGAGATCTTCGTCGAGGTCGACGTTCCAACACGACATCAGGTTGGCAAGCCTTTGCTTCTCACCCATTGCGGCGGCGGAACCGAGGTATGTCGGGTCATTCTCAATCAACGCCTTGTTCTCGGCCAGTTTGCCGGTGTAGAACGTGGTGGACTTGATGAGGTCCTTGTATGAGAACGTGTTTCCCTGACTTTTCAGTGTCTCGTCAATCTGTATGCGGCACTGTGCGTACACCTCTTCCTTGGTGTCGCCGAACACCACATCGTCAATATCCTTGCCGTTCACGTAGAAGTACCTGACCACTCCTACCCTGTCGGGAATAGGATAGCCCTGTGCGTCCACATACCAGTCCACCCATTTACGGAGCCAGTGGTTGCGCTTCGGGTTGCAGGTCATGCGCATCTTGCCGGTCCACTTCGCCTGCGAGCGGTTACGTGACATCAGCAAGCGGATGGTTGACCACTCGAAACCGGTGGCCTCGTCGATGTAAATGCACGAGTACTGCCAGCCCTTGATACGCTCGAGAAGCTTCTCTTCGTTCTGCTCGCTCATGTGGGTGAAGTCCACGAACGCTCCGGATGGGAACGTCATGCGCGGACTCTCCGAAATCTTGAATGTGCAGATACCGGCGTAAAGCTTTTGGGCCTCGTCGGTACCACCGCCGGCGGCTTTCAGGTCGCCGATGTTACGGCGGAGGAAGGCCATACGGAAGTTCGGGTCCTCACAGTGCGCTCCGGCCAGCATAAGGGCGGCGAACGTGTTGTGCGTGGTGATATAGTCATCCGTTACGTACAGGTGGTCATCGCTGTCGAGCATGATGCACTGCGACTCTTCCTGACGCACGAGCTTGACGGATTCAATCTTGATATGCCCGTTATCTCTCGAATACGCCCTCGGGAATCTCGCTATATTGTCGAGATACTTCTTCATGTGCTTGTCGCTGGAGAAGATTGGCGTATCCGTATGGAAGCTGATTTTGTAGCACGGACCTTTTGTAGTGTACTTCTCGCAGCGGTTGTCGAGCGTGACGGTTGCCACGACGCCAAGGCTGCGGCACAGCGTAACGATGTCGCATTTGAGGTCGTGACTGGTTGTATAGTAGTTGAACCGGTTTTTCAGTCCTACATTGCCATCGGTATCGAACAATCCTTTGAGAAGGTCAAGGCGCTGCTGGCGGCTTCCGAAGAGATATTCTTCAGGAATATGCTTGTTGTAGGAATACGTGTTCAGCCCCACGTGTTTCAGATAAGCCCTGTATTCCTTGATGTGCGGCGTGTAGATGCAGCGTGTGCTGTTGCTTTGGTTGTAGTAGGTACGGATACCGTCCATCTTGCCGGAGACTTTTCGGATGATGTCATCCTCCGAGTTTGAAATGGTGATGCAGTTGGTGCCTTCGGTGAGCACGGACGGTGTAAGGCATCCGTCACCGAGCAGCACTCCGAGCACGTAGGGAGGAATGACGTACTCCTTTTCGGCGAACTCTGGAGCCGCGAGCGGTATCCAGTAGTCCTTGCCGTTCTTCATACCTTCGACAATCTCTTCTGTACGCAACACGCTGGAGTAGTCACTCGAGCCTTTTCCGTAGCGTTTGAGAGCCGACAGCTGTGCGTTGGTGCGCACCTTCCAAAGGTGGTCGATACCGCACTCGGCCGTGCGTCCGTCGTCGGTCCGGATTTCGTAGACGTCCTTCACACCCTGTGGAAACAGTTTGACGACATTGGCTGTCTTTCCGTCGGGAGTGCACACAATGTCGCCCACCTTTATGTCGCCCATGCGCTTCCATCCGTCAGGAGTGAGCACGTGCGCGGACAACGGCTGCTCCTTTCCCACGCCGACGCCCGAGCCGGCCACGAGGAAATCCACGTCGCTACTGATGAACCGCTCCTGAAAGCCCGGATTCGGCTTGTATATTTTTATGTTTCCTAACTCTTCTGCCATGATGTATTTTTGTTGTACAAAGGTAACTTTATATACCTTATTAATATAACCGCTTCAATCCTCATTTGAGCCACGGTGGCGGAATAGCGAGGTGTTGGGAATATGGAGGCTACAAATATAACATTAAATTTGCATAAACATTACATATATTTAAGAAGATTATGAAATTCAAACCGTCCGAAGCTCAGAAAAAAATTCTGAGCAACCTGACAAAAGGAGGAAAAACCTGCTACCTGTCAGAGAGAACCATGTCAGAGAATGTAGAACAACTCATTTCCCTGCTGGTTAACGATGAAACCGAACTTGATGCGTTCGTCGAACAGGCGATGCCGTTCTTTAAATCAATCAACGGAAACCTGCAAAACGACCAGTCGCAGTTTGTCACCAAGTGGAACGAGGACCATCCGTCGCCGAAGCCGGATGCCGACAACGTACCTCCCACTGACGACCCGAAAGAATCGGCGGCAGTGAAGGCAATCAAAGCCGAACTGGAAGCTATCAAGAAGGAACGAGAGGAAGAGAAGAAGGAGCGCGAGAAGTACCGTGCCGAAGCCGCCCAAAAAGAGAAAAAGAACGAGTTGATAGCAAAACTTAAAGAAAAGGGCGTGGACGACAAGGAATGGACCGATACGTTCCTCGCAGAGGTGACTATCGCCGAGGATGCCGACGTTGACGCGAAGGTGGATACCTACCTGAAGCTGTACAACAAGGGCAAGGCAGGCGGGAAACCCACTCCGACCCCCGGACCGACCGGTGGAGGTGGCGGTGAAGATTTTGACTCCCTCAAGGAAGCGGCCAAACTGGCCAAGGCCCAGCGAGAGAGTCAGGGACTCTAATAATACATTAATAAACTGATTCAAAATGGCAGAAGTAATTAAAGAGGCTGCTGGTGTATTCATGGGTCGAACCCTTATCCAGCAGTCAGGTTCAATCGGTGGAGCGAAGCATGTGTTCGTGCGCTTCGACGACGCATACGGCGATTTGCTTCCGTTCCCGTTCGGTGCTCAGGTCAAGAACCCCTTCAAGGGTGCTGCCCGGTTCTTCGCCGGCGACCTGATTGAAATGAGATACGACGACAAGGTGGAGAACCCGGAGATGTACATCCTCAAGACTTACGAGGTTGTGTCCGCCGAAGGCACCACCGTGAATATCGTCCGTGACGGATACCACCACATTCCTTTTGTGGGTGACATCCTGACTGTCGCTCCCGACACCATCGGTGGCAAGGGAGAGGCCCTGACAGTGATTGCTGTCGCCAAGGGCACTGCGGACAGCAAAAACGTATGGGCGCTGACTTTGGCAGCCGCTCCCTCTACCGCCCCCAATGCAGGTGACATCCTCGTCGAGGCAGACGCCGAAGGCAACATGGTTGTCAAGAACGTCAACGCTGTCGCTGACTGTGACTACGACTTCCTGTTCAATCCGGCTGCTGACCCCTCTGACGACGACGAGTTCGAGAAGGCCCGCTACTTCTTCACTCCCGCTGTAGGCGGTACGATGTACAAGTACAGAATGTCGCCCATCCCGGCATGTGTGGAGAAGCTGAACCTCGCCAACGTCAACGGTTGGTTCCGTGTGGACGCGAGAGTGAAGCCGGCAACCTTGCAGGTGGCCCAGTAACCTATTGTATAACTGACTAAATACATAAGGACATGAAATTTGATTTTACCAATTCAAAATACGTTCAGATGTTCGAGAACTCCGTCGAGGGCCGTACCATCATCCAGCAGATTTTGGCTGACCCCGACCTGATTCGCGCGAACTACGAACTGTGGAAGACTTTCTTCCCCGTAGACCCGACCATCGTGCCCACCGACAATGACGGTACCGCCGCTGTGAAGGTCGTAGCCAAGGAACCCGACCACGCCACCATCGCCGACATGCGAGCACCGCTGGGTATCGGCCGCGTGGGTGAAGAGGGCCAGTCGAGCTACTATCTCGCCACTTTCGCCGACATGATTTCAGTGTCATGGCAGGAACAGGCGAAGGAACGCGAGGCCAAGGAGCGTTTGGCTGCCGAATACGGCTCTGACGCGCCTCTGTTGATGGGTTACGCCACCAACATCTTGCAGCCCCGTATCGACGGTCTGAACATGGCGCTGACCAACCTCGCCATGCAGGCAATGTCTACCGGCAAGACCGCGTACAACTTCGGTAAGGGTATCAAGGCGAACATCTACCAAATCCCGACCATCGAGGGCAACCACGCGAAGGCCGGCGCGAAGATTTGGACCGACCCCGACTGTCTGTTGCTTGACCAGATTGTCGAGTTGGCGAGAAAGTATCAGGAAGACGTTTGGGGCCGTGAGTTCCAGTTGGAACTGGATATTACCTACGACCAGTTCAAGAACGTGTTCCTGAAGAACAAGCAGGTCATCGACACCATCAAGTTGAACTGGCTGGCTTCCAACGGTCAGCTCATCAATCAGGTGGATTCCGTGCCTGCCGCTCTGATTTCGGAGGATTCGTTTAACAAATATGTCAATGGCGTTTACCCCGACCTTCCCTATATCCGTGTCATCGCGGAGCATCAGAAGGACGGCGACAAGATTATCCACGGCTGGAAGGACGGCGTAGCTGTCCTGCGTCCTCGCGGTATCGCAGGCCACACCTACCGTTCGGACATCCTTGACAAGGTTCTGTCGGAGAAGTACGGAAACAGCACCATCACCAAGGTGTTCGGTTCCACTTTGGACGGTATCGCCACTGTCATCAACACCACCGGCGTGAACGGTAACTACAAGTATTGGGCGACTGACGTGGTCGGTTGCGCTGCCCCGATGCTGGAGAGCTACCTCTACCACGTGTTTATCGACACTGCTACCGCCGACGAATAAGGTGTTTCACATCTGTCTTAGATAGTAGTCATGGGAGTCGGATTCGTCCGGCTCCTTTTCTTTTGCCCTTATTCCTTAAAAGCCACGGTGGCGGATAAGTGATTCTTACATTTATGGTCAATCGTCACTTGATTGTTAATTTTGTGGTATGGAAGATGTTAAGTTTGACATAATAGACTATGCGGCCAACGCGCTCACCGGGTATTCGTTTACGGAGGCCCAAGTGAAGTACGTGGTTATGGGCCGTGGGCTGAGTGAGGTGACGGACATGTCGGAGCTGACACAGAAGGACAAGGACCTTCTCACCGCCGACTTGTTGAGAATCATCTACACCTCTCCCACGCAGTCGGCCAGTTCCACTGACCAGCACGGAGACTATTCACGTACCCGTGGCAGCCAGTATGTGTCCGACAAGAAGAACATCTACCAGTGGATGATGTCGTTGTACAAGAAATACGGCGAGGACCCCTTTGAAGAGGATTTGGAAGGGGGCGTCGCTTGGTTGGAGGATTAGCCATGCCTATCATTGAAGATGTGAAGTTGGTCGAGTATCCGTACCACGGAGCGTTCTACGATTACGTCGTAGACGAGAGCGAGAAGCTGAATGAGCAGACAGCGGAGGAAGTTCTTATAGACAAGGTTGACTGTGACATTCAGAAAACGTCGAAGCTCCACAACAACAATATGTTGGGCGCCAACTACAACGTGTATTTCCCGTTGAAGAAGAATCCGGACGCTACCGGAACGATAGACTATTACGAGGACATCAAGGTCCGTCGTGGAATGACCTTCAAAGGGATGTTCTACGGATACCTGTTGGTAGGAGAGGTGGAGATTGTCCGCCCGTCACAACTTGGCGGATGTTCGTGTGAAATTAAGGTGGTGTCCGAGCACAGTGACCGCGGAGATGATTCCGTAGGTTCTACGGATACGGACAGCGCCGATACAGATAACGCAGGTGATACCGATACCGGAGACAGTGACGGCGATGACGGCGACTTGGACGGCGACGGATCCCCTGATTAAACTTCAAGCCTATGCCTGAATCGAAGATGATGAAGAACCTCAGAGCGAGAATGACATCCGCTCTCGGGAAGGTGGGCAAGCAGCTCGCCGTCAAGGCTTGGAAGAACAACGAGCACAACGATACGATGAATATGTCGGATGCCATCGGATGGGCCGTGTATTACAATGGAAAACTGTCGCGAAACACCGACAGACAGTATGAGTACGGATGGGCTTGGCCGGATATGGACGCCACGGAAGAACACCGTGGATACAAGGACATTCCTGACGGATTCGGACACGACTGGTTCGAGCAATGGGCCACACAAAAGTATCACCCGAAAGAGAAAGGCTTCGTGCTCGTGGTGGTAGCCGCCACGTACTACGCCGCCATCAACGAGAGGGCCGGCAGGTTCAGCGTAGTCACCTACCTGTACAACGAGGCTGTGGAGCTGGTGAACAGCAGCAGTTTCTCTCTCGGGGCATCCGGAAAGAACAGGGTCAAGTTCACCGTGCTGGAAAACGAGAGCGGCACCATTGGATTGTAGAATTTAAAATGAATTGATATATGGCTTTGAAAGAGGCGAGAGTTTCGGAGATTGAGACGTACCTTCACAGTAAGTTGAAGGCGAGCGGCGTGAGCACGCATGTCTATGCGGCCATTCCCGCTGCGCTCGGTACCGACGTGGACGAGTTCGTCGTACTTGATGTGGCGAACAACGTTTACGACAAAGGGGCTTACGCTCATACTGCCGTGAACATCTACCTCTATGCGAAGCCGAACAAGTCGGGATTCAAGAACGTAGCGAAGCTTGAAAAGATGGAAGAGGCGTTCGAGACATTTTTGAAGGACTCCGACAGTGAGAGTTATTCGATTGTTCCCATCTATAGCAAGGCTGGGTATAACGCATCGTATAACTTTCACTACGTATTTGAGGCTATCAACTTGATTATTAAATAATTATTTAAAAACATTGAGTTATGAGTAAGATTTACACCAAAGCGAAGAAGATTTTGGTCGGTGTGTGGACCGGTGACGATTACGATACCGCACCTTCCAAGGTATCCGAGCTGAACGCTGTCATCGCTGACTCACTGAGTGTGACTCAGGACGACCCTGACACCACCGACATCGACTGTGAAACCTCCGACGACCCCATCTTCACGGTGGCTACCGCCGGCCAGTATCAGGTCGAGTTGAACAACGCGAACATCGACGAGAGCTTCCTGACGGAAATCATGGGCTTCAAGAAGGACGGTACCTTCGTATCCGCTCCCGCCACTTACGAGAGCCGTTACATCGCCCTTCAGGTGGAGTTCGAGA